AAACCGAAAGATTAAGCGTATGTCGACGGCTATCCCCTTCGTCCAACGGTATGATGCTGAGCATGGCACGATTCGTATCTGCCGGGGGTGCGGGGCTGAATTAGAGATTGGCGATACGTGGACGACGGACGATGGCGAGACTATCGTGGAGTTTGAACATGGCGTCCTTGATTGCCTGCGGTCGTTGAAAGCGCAATTGGACGAGTTGAAATCCGCATGGATGCGGATCGGCTAGAGGGGAAAACAGCCCGTGACGCTATATCTCCTCAAACGCCGAGGCGAGTCTGCTGACGAAGCCTCACTCGCGTTTAAGTGTAATGGTGACATTTGCCGTTTTGAGAAGGATGCGCTGCCGTGCATACCAGAATGGATTGAGGACTAGCCAATGGTCGATATTAACGAATTGCTGAAGGAAAATGCGGATCGTCCACCGGCGAGTCTCGCAGATTTACGCGAGGCGGTGGTGGCGCTCGATGCCTATCGTGAGGAGCATGCCGAAGCCCTCCGGCGTCGGGAGGCCTGGGCCGAGAACCATGAAGAGTCGCTCGTGTATGGGCTCGTGGACCTCGCCCGCGCCGTCGTGCATGCCCAGCCCTACCCGAATCCCAGCCCTTACCTCATGCAGTGACTGAGGCCCAACAAATGAGTGAAATCGTCGCAGATTGGGAATCGCATGTTATCGGTGAACGTGAACTCGTGAGTTGGGATCGACCGGATGGACAGACCTATCACAATGTGCCGATTGTCTATTTGCGCGAAGTGACGCAAGCGGAATACCTTGCGACGAAGCTACACTGTCCGCCCTCTCGTATTGTCGGCGCCAGGTTTTGGGAAGTGAGTGTTGACTGAGGCCCAATCCCGCATCAAACGTTGGCGCGACGACCCTGTCAGTTTTGTCAGGGACCAATTCGGCGTGGACCCCGACGCCTGGCAAGCCGATGCCTTGCGCGTCTTTGCCGTCCCCGACCTGCAGCGGATCAGCCTCCAAGCCTGCGCCGGCCCCGGCAAAACCGCTCTGTTGGCCTGGTGTATCTGGAACTTCCTCACCTGCTACGCCGACCGGGGCGAACACCCCAAAGGCGCCGCGGTGTCCATTACCGGCGACAACCTCGATAACAATCTCTGGCCCGAGCTCTCGAAGTGGCAAACCCGCAGTCCCTTTCTCAGTGCCGCGTTTACGTGGACGAAGACCCGCGTCTTTGCGAATGACCACCCGGAAACGTGGTTTTTTGCTGCCCGCAGTTGGCCGAAGAGTGCCACGCCGGAGGAACAGGGCAAGACGCTGTCCGGCCTGCATAGCAAATACGTGCTCTCGGTCATCGACGAATCCGGTGCCATCCCCGCGACCGTCCTCCGAGCCGCCGAGCAGGCCCTGAGCAACTGCCTGTTTGGGAAGATTCTGCAAGCCGGCAACCCCGTGAGCCTTGAGGGCATGCTCTACGCCGCGGCGACCGTCCTCGCCCATCAGTGGCACGTGATCAAAGTGACCGGCGATCCCGATGACCCGATGCGCAGCCCGCGCATTGACAAGGCCTGGGCGCAGCACCAGATTGACACCTACGGCAGGGAAAACCCGTGGGTCATGTCCTACATCCTGGGCCGGTTCCCGCCCTCGAGCCTGAACGCCTTGCTCGGCACCGAGGAAATCCAAGCCGCGATGGCGCAGAACTACCCGAAGGACGTCTACGAATGGGCGCAAGCTCGCCTCGGGGTGGACGTGGCGCGGTATGGCGACGACCGCACGGTGATCTTCCCGCGACAGGGCAAGCGGGCCTTTGCACCGAGCGTCATGCGTCATGCGCGGGATAGTGCGGCGAGCACAGACATTGCCACAAAGGTGCTCAGCGTGCGTCAGGGCTTCCCAGGCGCCCCGATCGTGATGGATGCCACCGGAGGCTGGGCGGCCGGGGCCAGTGACGTCCTGCGGGCCATGGAGCGGTCGCAAGCGCCCATCAACGTGCAATTCCACGCCGCGGGCCTCGATGTGCGGTATAAGAATCGGCGGGCCGAGATGTGGTTTGCGATGGCGGAATGGGTGAAACAGGGCGGGCAACTACCCAACATTCCGGAACTGATCTCGGAGCTCTCGAGCCCGACCTACACCTATGTCGGCGGCAAGTTTCAATTGGAGCCGAAAGAACAGGTGAAGGAACGGATTGGGCGGTCGCCGGACTTGGCGGATGCGTTAGCGTTGACGTTCGGGGTGCCGGAAGTGGCGCCGCGGCGACCGGCGCCGCCTCCTTACAGACCGACCGGGGTGTGGGGGTGACCGATGGATGACGAGGATCTCGATGACGCCCTCGACGCCTTAGAGCAAAAAGTGTTTGAGCAGGATGCCATCATCGATCGGCTGAAGACGCAGGAGCGCATCAATCGCGAGGCCATCATTGCCATCGTGAAGGCCCAACAGGGCGTGGTGGAGTGCCCGCATTGCCGGGAACGGTTCCCCGCCTTTCTGTTTCGGGACGTGCCGAAAGACGGCAGCCAGACGGTGCAGTAGGCGTATACTAGCGGCGTTTCCTATGTTGAAAGTGGTCAAGATTCCCTGGACCCTGTGGCAGTTGACCGTATGGGCCTGGCAGAAGGCTGACCAGCGGCAACGGAAGCCCACCGCTGGGATCGGGTTTATCGTGGAGCGCCGATAATGCCGAAATTCCTCGAGGACCGTCTCAAGGCGCAAGCCACGAAAGAAGGCCTGGCCGGCAAGAGCCTGGCGCACTACGTTTTTGGCGCGCTCAACAACATGGGCGCGATGAAGGGCAATCAGGAAACGGCTAAAGGCGTGGCGATTGACAAGAAGCACGCCGCGGACCACCCGGGTCGGAACCTCGGCGCGCATCTCAAGCCAAAAAAGCGTGGCTGATACGGTTGACGACCTCCTGCGGCAGTCGCGCATGGCCCATGTGCGCTATCAGGAGGCGATGCCGCGCATGGTGCCCAACGGGCATGGAGGCGTGATGCCCAAGCCGGGGAACCTGCCGGCGATTCAACCCGCCCTCGAAGAAGCCCAGCGCACCCGGCTGGCCGCCCAAGCCTTAGATCCCGACCATCAGGATCCGGCGTGGCAATCTGACTACTCCAAAGGCACCGTCCATGATCAGTTGCTCGCCTTTTACGCCGCGGAACTCGCGAAGGGGCCGGCATGACCGAGGCTGAGTCCGAACGCCTCCTCAAAGAAATCCGCGAACGCTACGATTCGGCTGATACGGAGTGGTCTGACATCGTTGATGAGGGGAACACGGATATGGCCTACGTGGCCGGCGATCCGTGGGACCCGACAGACCGCAAAGCCCGTGAAGATGCCGGGCGCCCCTGCCTCTCGATGGATGAAGCCGGACAATATTTGAATCAGGTTATCAACCAAATCAGAGCCAATCCCCGGGCCATGAAGTTTTCGCCCACGGGCAACGGGGCGAATGATGCCGGCGCGACGTTCTACGCCAACAAGGCCCGCGAGCTCGAGTATCGCAGCCATGCGCAACAGGTGTATACGACGGCCTTCCAAAACTGCGTGGAGCGGTCGTATGGCTGGGTGCGCCTGATCACGAAAGAGGAAACGGACACCAGCTTCAATCAAGAACTCTGGCTCGAGGCGATTCCCAATCCGAACATGGTCCTCCCGGACCCGTTGTTCAAGAAGCCGGATTTCAGTGATGGGCGGTATCTGTTCTTCCAGGAGACCATGCCGATCCCCGAGTTTAAGCGCCGCTGGCCGAAGGCCCGGGTCACGAACTTTGACGATCAGGCGCGCACGATTGCGCCCTCATGGTTCGATGCGGAGAAAGACACGGTTACCGTCGCAGAATATTGGGCGAAGGATATCAGTGGCTCCAAACGGCTCCTGCTCTACGACGGTAAGGAAATCTTTGACGAAGACCTCAAGGGCTCCGTCGATGAGCGCAAGATCACGCGCGAGCGCAAGGTGCCGACCTATCGCGTGACGCAGCGGATTACAAACGGGCTAGAAATTCTCGAGGACAATCCTTGGAAAGGCAAATACATTCCCTTTGCCTGTTGTCTGGGCAAGGTGATTTACGTCGAGGACAAGCGGATTATTCTCTCGATGATGCGCCTCGCGCGTGATCCCATCATGGCCCATGCCTACATGGAAACGTGCGAAGCGGAAATCGTGGGGAGCGTCCCGCGCAATTCGTGGGTCGGGTATAAGGGCCAGTTTACGAATCCGACCGACTGGCAGAAGGCCGCCCATGAGCCGGTGGCCTACCTCGAGGCGGAACCGATTGTGGATGCCGCGACGGGGCAAGTGCTGCCGTTGCCGCAAAAGCAAAGCTGGGACCCGCCCAT